TCCACTCGTCCCGCTCGGCCGCTTCGGTCGCAGCCTCCGCCTTCTGCCGCAGGTCGCGGGTGTCAGGCACGGGCTCGTTCCCGTACGCTCGCCATTAGCAGGTCATCCCCATCTCGGGGTTCGCCAGCTCGTCGCCTTCTCCCGGTGCTGGCGGGCCGGTGTCGCTGGCCGCAGCCTTGTTCTCCGGGTCGTCGGCGGGGTCGGGTGTGAGGAGGGCGCGGCACTCGGCCCACTCCTCCGCGATCTTCTCCGTCAGGATTCCGTGAGACACCAGTTGCATCGCCCCGCAGATCTTCGCCGCCTCCCCAGGCGTCAAGACGACGCAGGGGACGAGAGCGTCGTGCGTCTTGGCAATATCGAGTGCGGCCTTCGGCAGTCCGTCATCGGCGCAGGCCCACTCGTAGGTACGCAGTCTCTCCAACACCTGCGCCTTCACTTCCGCCCCGCTCACGCGACACCCGCCAGCGTCCGGATCTGTGCCGTCGAGCGCTCAACCTCAGCGTCGAATGTCGCGAGCGCAGCGTCGCGGCGCTTCAGGGCCTCGTCCACCGCGGACTGCGCCTGGAGGACGTTGTCGAGGAGCTCGTCGAGCGACGGAGCAGATGGCGGCTTCTGTGAGGCGGGCTGGCGGTGCGTCGGCCGGCCCACCCGACTACCGTCCGCGTGACGTTTCGCTGCCCGCTCTGCCGCGTGTTCGGGGCAGAGGTACGCCGTCGGCCCACGCTGCCTGAGCGCCCGTTCGCCACAGTCCTTGATCTTGCACGGAAAGCCATCGGAACCGTTCTGTGAGGCCGATTCCTCACCGTCCTGCAGCACGAACTGGTGCCCGGTCTCCGAGCGGTGCGCGATTCCGGCGTCCTTCGTCTCGATCGGGGATCCCTCGAATGTCCAGTCGCAGACGAAGCACTCCGCTCGACGAGTCTCGGTGAGGATCACGTATCCCGCCTCATACCCGGCAGCTCCTTCGGTGCGGCCTTGTCGATCAGCGCCCGGATGGAGGCCGGCGTGATCTCTCGCGGAGCCACAGGCGCGATCTGGACGTCGGCGATGGCCTCCTGGCGGAACTCGGCGTACGCCTTCAGGAACTGCGAGCGCAGGATCTCAGGGCTCTCGGTCGTGCGAACGGCCCAGTTACCTCCGACGTACTGCAGAGCCCGTCGAACCGGGGCGGGTAGTGCTTTTGAACCGCCGACGTCCGAGGCGTGCTCCGCGAGCTCCCACGCTGTCGCCGGGGTCGGGAGTCCAAGCGATCGCTCCGCAACGAGAGTCCGGATCTCGGCCACGCTCGGGAACATGCGATTCGTCGCCACGTGTTCTCGGAGCGCGGCCTCCGCGGCGGCGTAGTCGAGGTCTTCGAGCATCCGCGAGTACGCGGACACGGTCGCCTGCTCAACCTCATAGTGCGGGTACAGGGCTACGAGCCCCGCCACGAGCCGTGCTGCCTCCTGCTTCGTCACAGCGCGGCCTCGGGAAGCGCGAGGATCTCCTGGGGGCGCAGGCCGCCCCTCCTCGACGGTCGCGGGCTCGGGCCTGTCTCAGCCAGTGCGAGGAAGCGTTCCACCTGCTCGCGGGAGCGCAGGATGACGGTCAGATCGTCGTGGCGTGGGCGGTCTTCCCAGGGGTCGAGCGCCACGGCAGAGATCGCCCTCTTCAGGTCGTCAACCGTGAACTCGCGGAGCCGCGCGGAAACCTTCTTCCTGCGGGCATCGCTGATCGTGTTGTAGCGGGAGTGCGAACGCGCACGCTCCTGTCGCCAGTGGTCATAGACCGCGTTGACGTCATCGGACTGCGCACCATTCGCGCCAGCGGCGTAAGCCGCTACTTCCTTCTCTTCACTTCTCTTCTCTTCCCTTCTCTTCCACGACAGTCGCGCATCATCGAAAAGCGTCGGCTCGCTCGGGAACTCCGCGACAGGGACGACGGGCTCAGGTAGCGAGCTCGAGCCCTTGCGCCTGAGCTTCTGTGTCTTGGCGAATCCCGGGAATTGGATGACGAGCACGCCGGAAGCTCCGTAGCCCCAGAGAACGAGTGGTCGGGCCTGGCTGTACTCGTCCTTCGTCTGGATCCACTCGACCATCAGCGATCGCACGATCTCGTCCGTCCAGCCCTCAGCTACCGCCCGCGTGGGCACGACCGTCCCGCGGATGTACGCGGGCTCTCCGAACATGCGCCCGCACTCGTCCTGGTGCGGTATCGCCTTCAGAAAGAGGTACTCGCTTGCGACGGTGAGCTGCACGAGGCGCTCGTCATAGGCGATCGACCGCATGAGCATCCGCCCCTCCGCCATTACAGCGGCATCTCCACCGCCGTCAGCACGACGCCGCGACCCTTCGGCCCCGGCTGTGCGACGAGCGGCCGCGCGTTGATCTCCCTCGCCAGCCCGAGCAGCCGTTCGCGGCCCGTAGCGTCCAGCTTCCCTCGACGCTTACACTGAATCACGTCTACACGCGTGCGGTGCCGTGTGAGCGGCGAATCGGGCAGGTAGAACGCGTACAGGTCTGCCGGCCCGCGCGAGCCCGGAGAGCGCACGACGTGAGCAGCTCCCTCCCGCAGCAGGAAGTCGGCGACCCGGCGCTCGAAGTCGTATCCGCGGCGGCCGTTCGTCGTCACTGCGCGCTCGCCGGAATCGGGAACTGCGACTGCTCGCCCTCCTTCTCCTCGAGCGACCGCTTCATCGTCGAGCGCTGGCGCTTCAGCCAAGAGAGGTGCTTCGAGGGCTCGCCGCCGTTCTTCTTTGCGTTGTCGGCGATCGACTGCGCGACGAGCTCCGGGTCGGCTTCGAGTTGCTTCGCTAGGTCGAGTATCTCGGCCGCGATCGCCAGCGACTCCGGCACCTCGGGCGCTTCGCCACCGGCAGCCCACTCCCCGAGCAGCCGGCCGGTCTCCGCGGTCAACGGCTTGTCGAGCGGCACGAGCGCCCGGTGCTGCTCCTGCAGCTTGATCGGCTTCGGCAGTCCGGGCGCGTCGGCGGTGAGCAGGAACGAGAGCGTCAGCTCGTAGGGCAGCGTCTTCTCGCAGACGGGAATCCAGCCGTCGAGCCCGGTCAGCGATGCCTTCGGGCGCACGATGGTCTTCCCCTGCGCGTCCTTCGCGATCTCGATCTTCTCTTCGGCGCGGAAGCACAGGATGACGTGGGCGCGCACCTGTAGAAGCCGCTGCACCATGCGCTTGTGCTCCGACTTCGGCTTGATCCAGGCAGCCATCTTCGCGGACTCACGGCTGCCCATCCGTTCGAACTCCGCGTCGTGCATGTCGAGCAGGCCTCCGTCGCCTGCGTGCTCGTGCGAGGCTGAATCGACAACGATCACCGGATACTTCGCGGCGTCCGCGGCCTCGATCGCGTCCGCGTAGCGAGCAGGCGTGAAGGGCGCGGCCAGGTCGCCGTGGTCGAAGCGGAAGTCGTCCGCGTAGTGCTTCGCGCGGCCGGCCTCCGTGTCGATGACGGCGAAGGGCTTGTCGCCACACAGCCCCTGCGCGATCTGCATCGCCGAGAACGTCTTGCCCGACCCCGTTCCCCCGGCCAGGCCTATGAGCAGGCTGACGGCTTCACGCTTCGCCGGGTGGAACTCGAAGCTCATGCGGCCTGCTCCTCGACGGCGAGCACGCGCGCTTCCTCCCAAGCGGGCAGCTGCGCGAGGTGGACGTCTGGTGCGTACCCCGGCCACGTGTCCGAGTCCAGGCACCGCTTCCAGAGAGCGAGTGCGTACTCGACCTTCTTCTCGCCGATGGTCAGGACGTCGGCACCTGGCGAGATCACGGACAGCGCGTACGGCGGCGACGTCTCCTGAACGCACCAGCGGAAGACCGGCGTCTGACCTGAGAGCGCACGGACGGCGCGTATGTAGAACGCTGCCTGCACGTCGCTGCCCATCCCGTACAGCGAGCGCGTCCACGATTCGGGGTTCGCGCTGCGCGTGGTCGTCTTGTAGTCGTCGATCGCGGTGTGGTCATTACGGAGCCAGTCGAGGCGAGCCCGGCACTCCACGCCATGCTCGCTCCACACGATCGCCTGCTCGGGCTTGCCGTCCTGAAAGAGCGGTGGATCCGCGCCGTGCGCTTCCAGCTGACGGTGCAGAGCCGCGATCATCCCTTGAACGGACGCCAGCGAGTGCGCGAGTAGCGCCGTCTTGCCCTCCGCGCGCGCTTCGTCGCGTGCATCCTTCGCAGCCTTCGTCCGCCAGTCGGGCGCGTCCACGACGACGAGGTTCGCGTCACCTTCGAGGAACAGCGCGTGCGCGACCGTACCGACGTCGAAGCGATCGTGTACCTCGCGCTCGTAGTCCGGGTTCAGCCGCGGGTGAGCCGTCCAGGCGTGTGCCGGCGACTGCGACCACAGAAGGTGCGCCATCGAGGACGAGAGCGAGGGCGTGTCAGCGGGATCGGCGTGATATTCGGCCACGCTCAACTCCACGAGCTCGGCGCTCACTCGACGACCTTGAGGCTCTGCGGCTCGGGCACAAAGTCCTCGCCGTCAACGTGCCGGTCGTATGCCCGCAGGGCTGCTCGGCGCTCCTCACCTGCGAGCCGGTAGCGGTCGTACATGATCGGGTCGCTGTCGCCATCGCCCTTCGGGTCGGTGATGGACACGAGGAGCTCGGCCTCGATCTGCCGAGCGGCGATGTAGGACTCCCACAGCCTCAGCGCCGTTGCGCAGGCCGCTACGCCCTTGTCGCAGGAGCAGGGAAGCGGCGCCATCAGGCCCAGGCCGGCTTTCGCGGTGCCTCGAACAGAGTGAGCGAGGGCGCCGTGTCCCCAGAGGGTGGCGACTCCCCATGCTGGTAGCCCTCGCTCACACCACCGCCGATTCCAGAGCCCGCGGGTGGCGGGAGAACCGAGACCGGCGGTGGTGTCAGGGAGGGCTCTACGAGGCGGTAGTAGGAGACGACGCGCGTGCCGACGCGCTCGCAGCGATTCTCGATGACGTGGCCGCGGCGACGAAGGTCGGACACGCGGCTGTGGACGGTCATGCCGCATCGGCGGCGCTGCTCAGAGATGTTGAGGATCTCGCGCTGCGACACCCACTCGTTCGGGTGCTCCCGGAGGACGACCTCGAGGAAGTCGGTGTCTGTCACGCGGCCTTCTTGGTCATGCCCAGGTGGCGCCTGAGCGCGCGCGTAATGACGTAGGCCATCGAGCGATCCGTTCGTTGAGCTCGAGCCTTCAGCGCGTCGTACATGTCCGGCTCGAGGTACACCGCGACTGGCAATCGCCCGTCCCGCAGCTTGCGTCCAGCGTGGCGAGGGACGTTGTCGCTTGACTCGTACATAGCGTGTGACCCATACTCTGCACACACAGGAGTCACAAATCAAGGGTGACACACGATCATGCCGACGACAACTTCCCGCACTTTCCGTACTTTCCTTCTCCAGATGGAGCTGGAACGCGAGCAGATCGTCCAGCGCATCGCCAGGGCGAGGGAAGAGGCGGGCCTCACACAGCAGGAGGCGGCCGACATACTCGGCGTCCACAAGCGGACGATCGAGAACTGGGAGCACGTTCGCGTACCGTGGCGCGACCTCAACCGCGTCGCCGAGGTCTACGGCAAGCCGCTCGACTGGTTCCTACACGGCGATATCGCTACGGAACCCGATGAAGAGACGCACGCGCGCCTCGAGCGGATAGAGCGAGTGCTCGAAGAGCTAGTCGCTCGACTCGAACGAGACGCTCAGGCATCGCCGAGTCGG